AATTTTTCCTTTTTTAAAGTTTACAATATAAAAAATATAATTTTATATTATTCATAATTTATACATAAACACATGGCAATATAAAAGTATATGCAAACAATCAAACCATCTGACGCAACAAAAATACAATATGCATTCAAGTATGAAAATAATACGCCAAAGTACAATTATGGTGTTATATATATTGTTTTGTGTGTATCGTCTGGAAAAGAGTATATTGGACAAGCACAAAATTATTCTGACAGGACCCGATTGCACGGAATAATGGCAAGATGGGATATTCATGTGAAATCTGCATTGTCTGGAAAAGATAAAGGTTACAATACAACCAAATAAAAAAAGTAAATTACCGCAATATATGTTACGAACAACACGAAATGGAGTTAAAAATGGTTATACTGTTAACTTTCCAATAGGAAATGGCAAAACAACCCATATATCATTCACAAATCAGCTTCAACCATTGGAAGAAAAATTTAATCAAGCTGTTTCATGTTTAAAACAATTATATAAAACCAAATACAATGAATTATAATTCGTTTGGTATTAAAATTTCATTATCTTCATATCGTATATATAAAAAATATTTTTCATGACACATTATTATGAAAAAAATATAGTCGAAATTCGAAATGAATATACTACATTTTTAACGAATATATTATCACCATTGATCTATGAAGGATTATTATCTATTTACACTAATTCTATTAATTTATATAATGATATGAATGTAGAACAGGAAGCTGATATTAATCCACAATTAAAAAAAGAACACATTACAAAAATTTTTCAGCTAAGTTTAAAAGAAATACCTGCCTTAAACAATGAATCTATAGAGACTGAAACGACCCGTATAAAAGATAAAGCAAAATGTTCTGATTTTTTTGATAATTTGGTTAAATCTGTTATAAAATCAAATATTATTTTGTTAACATTCAATGCTACTGGAAAACAATGCGAACTTGTAAATGCTAAATATCATGAAAAGGCTGATGTAAAGGCATTTATCCATAAATGTTATATTGAGTGTGCAAAACTATTTTTTTACACACCGGAATTGTTTGTTGCAGATATTGATGTAAATGAAGAAAAATCTGATGCAGCTATTTATCATAAAAGAGAAATTTATGAATTAATAAAATTGTCTATATGTGAAGCTGTAAGAAAAATGTTACCAGTAAAAGAAATACTTGAAGAATACCTTAAAAATGATTATATTGCAGAAGAAGAACCTGCAGACGAAATTTATGATCCATTAAATGTATTAAATAATGATCCAAATGCTATCGCTGGGGAAAATGAAAATCCAGAAACGAATGATAAGTTTAATCATATCCGATCATTAATTCAAGATGAAATTAAAAATGAATTACAAAATACAAATAATATTGAAAAAAAGAATTATTTACAAAATAAAATTTTATTAGATTCTGAAGACAATGATGTAAATGGATTTCAAGATGATGTTGAGGACGATATTAATTCAGATGATATGGATTTATTAAAAGATAAATTACGATTGGCTGAAAAATCATTACATGAAATGGACCAGTCTGAGTCAATTCCTAAACCAAAACAACCATCAAATGGGCAAACTGCATCAGATATAGAAATCATGGAAGGTTATAAAAATGGCAGTTATTTACAAGAATTACCAGTAATAAAGAAATCTGCTAAAAAAATGTTTGATGATATAGTTGAACAATCCAACAAGCACCGAGATTTATTAGATTCATCTAAAAAAACAAAATCTTCAGAATCAAATACTGACACAAATACAAACACTGCTACAATATCCAGTGCATCTGCAAACTCGACAGCATCATCTGCATCAGATAATTCAAACAATAATTCTGATTCATCACATGAATCTAGTCAAACTAAAAAATCAAAACATTTTGACAAATATAAATCAAAATAAATAAAATTCGTGTTTGATAATAAAATCTAAATTTCTTTATCTAAACATATAATAAATAAGGATAATGAGTATAAATCTGGAATTATTTAAAAATCCAGTAATTATTGGGTTAGTTGCCGGGGCTTTAACTTATGCCTATATGTATTGGGAAAATGAACAAAAATATAAAAAAAAACCAGCATCTAGAAAAAAACCAGTAAGTTTCATACCTCCTGCCGTCGTAGCAGTAATTGTATGGTTTATTGCTTCTTCATATTTTGATAGTTCGCAAAACACAGGAACAACAGACCAAACTGTCCCAGACCAAATTATAAAAGCACAAAGTATTCAAATTCAAAAAATTCCTAACTCGAATATGGTTGTACAAAATACTACAGCATCGATAGCACCAAATACCGTTATAGCTACAACTCCAAATACAATAATTTCAACTAAGGGGAAATTTGCAAACTCTAATTTTCCAAGACCAAATCTACAATTTGGCGGAAAATCATTGGATGATTTAAGTGTTGATTCGTTCGGTAGCAAGTCTTATCATTTAATAAGTAAGGGAAATATATCCTTGCCAACAACTCGAAACTTATCCTTACCAAGTACATTTATTGAAATGGATACTACTATTTAAAAAAGAGAAAAAGAAAAGATAAAACATTCTAGTAATATAATTATAAACTGTTCGTCTATATCTATAAAATAATCTATGTGTTTTATAGATAGATAAATGTCTGTTAGAGATGTTGATATTGGTGGTAAAGGGTGTATCCCCATACGTAATTTTAAATTAGAATATATGGAGAAGAATCCAGCTATTGTCATGATTGCGAAACGTCGTTCTGGAAAAAGTTGGGTAACACGTTCAATTTTAAAACATTTTAGGCATATACCAGTTGGAATAGTTATTGCACCAACAGATAGAATGAACAGATTTTATGGTGATTTTTTCCCAGATTTGTATATTTATTATCAGTATCGAACTGAAATTATACAAAAACTACTAAGACGTCAAGAAGATATGATTGAAAAAAATAAAGAAAAAATTTTATTAAAAAAAAGAATTGATCCGCGTGCATTTATTGTTATGGATGACTGTTTATCTGATAAAAAGTCATGGATGAAAGATCAACCTATTTCAGAATTATTGTTCAATGGTCGACATTACGAAATAATGTATATTTTGACAATGCAGTTCGCGTTAGGTATCACACCAGATATGAGAAATCAATTTGATTATGTTTTTTTATTAAAAGAAGACAAGTTTACAAATTTAAAACGTATTTATGATCATTATGCCGGAATGTTTCCAACTTTTGATTCTTTTCGTCAAGTCTTTGCGCAGCTAACTGAAGAGCATGGATGTATGGTCGTTACTACAAATGAAGTTGTAGATAAAAAAAAACCAAAAGTAAAAGTACCATCGTTTTTAAACCAAATATTTTGGTATAAAGCTGAAAATGAAGATGTTGGTGGTATCGGATGTCAACAATTTCAAGATTGTAATAGACTTAATTATGATGATAATTGGAAAAAGAGATTACGTGAATTAGATGTTAATGCTTATATTATGCAAAAGAAAAAAGATAAAACATCTGTTAAAATTGATAAAAAAAAATAATATTGTTGAAAAATTATCACTTAAAATAAAAATGTAAAAAACCATTTTTTACATCTTTTTCATTGAGAATTGTTTAATGTTTTGTTCGAAATTATAGTTAAAAATGGTATTATTAAATTTGACTTACAAAATATTTATTTATTGCTTCGTTCTTCCGCATGTCCATTTGGTCCACGCCGTTTTCCCAAGGAGACGGGTTTTCGAACATTACGCGGAATATATCGCTTACGTACACAGGTTCTTCTTGCTCCTCCTCGAATGAACGTGGAATATAACGATAAATAATTTTTTGTTCTGGGCATTTTTGTTCTGTTTTTACAACTTCTATTACCATAAACACAACTCCAAAAAATATTAATAATATCAAAATTTCTTTATATTTTATCATATTCTTAATCTGAGAAAATATAATTATTCTGTGTTTTTGTTAAACTCATATTTTATGTTAAATATTAAGAACTGGCATTTGCACTGTTATTTTTTTTAGTTTGTAATTTTTTGTACAAATTTTCGATTTTTGATAATTGATCATCAATCGACTGTAATGTTTCTTGTTTTTGTTCAATCGTGCTTTTTGATTCTAATAATTGATTATTAGTCACTTCAAGTTCTTTTTGATGCTTTTCAATATTATTTTCAAATTTTGGATTTGCAATGATTGACGCAGTGGGATTTACAGGTTTCTTAGTAGTTTCAACAATCTCCAATTCTTTGCTTAAATCATCAATATCATCACCAGTTGCATCTTTTAATGCTTTCTTCTTTTCTAATTTCTTTTTTAATCTTTCTTGAGTCTTGTTTTCTTTTTCTTTTGCTTTTACAGACTCTGCGAAATATGCATTCTTTCTCTCTTCTTCCATTAACTTACTCTTGGTTTGATTTTCTTTATATTTTTGCATAATTTCGTTTAATTTTTGTTCACGATACACTTGATCTTCAACCGAGTTTGGATCAGGATCCCATGGTAACCATTTACCAACTTCTCCCACAAATACATGAAAATCTGGGTCAATACTTTGTAAATATTTTGCTCGTGCGTCAGCCTCTTCACGTGATGCGTACGTTCCTCGAATCTTCAAACCACGAATTTTACAATTCATCAATCCTTCTGGTGATAAAAAAGACATACAGATCCATTTTTGATTATGCATCGGATCGTCTTCATTTAAATAATCGATATTTTTATGTGATTTTGACATTTATAATATTGACTTAGTTTTATCTATTTATATAGGTTATATAGTTAATATTTTTATAATTCTGTACGCACTCTTTTTAATTTTAATAATGAATGAATGTTAAAACAAAAGTTGATTTTATTCGTACAATTCTTCTGCGTTTTGAATTGGTTTGTGAATTTTAAGTGTTGGACAGTACATATCCAATGCTACCATAACGCACATAATAATTGTTGTAATTGTAATTATGTCCGAACAAGATATATTTACCGATGAAGGTGTATATTTTAATGCAAGTATTATCGCAATTAATATCATGTAATATTTAAAAGCTCGCTTAACAAGCTCCTCATGTGTCATTCCAAAATATGCCATCTTTCTGTCTTTGTCTTTACAATTATAATAGATAAATTTTATATTCTATTGTTATTTATAATAAAATAAAATAATACAAATTTTTAAAATTAAATAGTGACCTCATTGATATTTTCTTTTAATTCGTAAATATCAATATCAACTTCTCCATTTTCTTCTTTATTATTTTCTTTAATGGTAGAATCTTCTTCAACACGATTTGATAGTTTTTTTAAAAATAATCCAATATTTTCTAATATTGGATTATTTTTTGTTAATTCAGAAAGTGTATCATCATTTAAACTTTGAACTATTGTAGAGAGACGTGCTTTCATATTTTCAGATTCAACATATTTCATGTTTTTAATAATATCATATATATAATCTACTGATTCATCACTATCAATTGTTATTCCATCATTTGACATATATTGATCTGCATGTAAATTATTAAAATTAATAACTCCTGGTTTAAATTTAAATTCTGGTTCAAATTCTGGTACATAATTGTAAAATTTTCCATAACTGTAATCGGGTTCATCATTTATATTTTCCTCTTTATTTTCTTCCTCTTTTTCTTCGTCATCACTTTCTTCAAGATCAATACCAAATCGTTCTTTTAATACATTATTCATTTTTTCATAAAGTTCATCATTTATACCGATATCCTGTGCATTACGACAATATTTTTCATAAACATTATTAAAATGCGATAATTTATTATATTCATATATATCTTCCATATTTGTATGATGTATATCATTTTCCGGATTATCTGCAAAATCATCAATATTAAATTTTTTTCCATTAAATATATTTTTTAGAGCATTTTTATATTTTTCATTATATTTATTTTCATTATTGACTTCATCATTTTCCGCAGAAACAAAATCATATTTTGGTTCTATATCACTATATTCAAAATGTTCTTCGTTATTTGTGTTTTGCATAAATCTAATAATAGGTGGCTATTTACTTTATCATTTTTATATTTCGTTTATTTAATAAAACCAAATATCAATTTTTTTATGTTTTTATGCTGGTATTTGGTAAACTGTAAAAACATTTCCTAACGAATACATTGTGCCATTCGCTGTTGGTACAACTGCTAAATTAAAAGTATATGTGCCACCTCCTGTAAATGTCGAATTTAAAGAAATTCCGCTATTTGTACACGTCATATTTCCACCATAGTTTGTTCCAGGCGCATACCATTGAATTTCAGCTATATTTTGAAAAGAAGTTGAATCATAACAAAAAATATGTATTGCATTTCCATTGCTAGAAACTGATGATGAAAATGAGATGCTATATGAAACTACTGCTCTAAATGTTCCAGCACCACTAAATGTATATGATAATGCGTATGGATAATAAGATGACCGTATTGAGCCCACCTGCTGTTAAAAACCCAACAAGGTTGGTTGGTCCAGTTGTCGTTATTGAAGAAAATGAAACCGACATTCGGTGTATATATATAAATAATTAAATAAAATTATACAATTTATGAATTCAAATATAAAAATTTTTAAATTAAGATTTTTATATATAAAATATCGAATGGTTCTAAAAATTCTAAATTAAATACTCGGATAATACTGCCACCGCAAATCCTCACATATTTTCTTCCAAATCTTGTCTTGAAGACGTAATTTTTCCCGACTTTTAAGTAATGGAAAACATTTGATAAAATCATCCAATTCCAACAATTGACAAAATTTATGCAAAACATAAGAATAACTGAGAAAATTAGTTCGAGATGAAGGACAATGCCTTGAAAATGGTTGCTGAATTTCTTTAAACATTATTTTAAGTTTTTCTTCAGTATCACGACTTATTGTTGGGGGTGGGAGCCCTGTTATTTTACTAATAATGTGTGGTACATGTTCATAATATTGATGAAGTCGTAATTTTTTTAAAATTTCTTTCATTTGTCGAATTGTTATTGTTGTTGTGCTACGTATTCTATGTTTTTTCATTTCACATGTAATTTTTTCGTAAATTTCTTTTGGTATTTCGGTAGATTCCTTGGCTTGGAATTGTGATAACCATTCCATATAATGATTTATTCGTTTGTAAGGATAGGCTGGTTTTTCTGAAACTGGGTCTTTAAAATTTGGTACTTCTGATTCTATAATCACAGGTTCAAATTCACCACAGTCTGTACATACGTACATTCCATCTGAGTGTATTAGTTTTTTTTCTATATTACAACTTGTGCACATACGGATTGGATTGTAGCGTTGCTTTTTTGTACTAACGTATGATCTATCAATCATGTACAAATAATCATCAAATAATGATGCACGATTGAATTTTTTAATTTTCGGTGTTTCTCGTCTATTTGGAATTTCATCTAGTTCCTTTTCTTTTTCATTTTCATTTTCTTTTGTCTTATTGTTTTTATCATCTTTGTCTGTAGCGAATGCTTCAGTGTTTGTTTCAGTTGCGGTTTCTGTATTTCTTTCAGTATTTGTTGTTTCGACAGTACTGTCATCAGTATTATTAATAAAAAAATTCAATATACTTTTTCTTGTTTGTGTTTTTTGTTTTTTTACACGTTTTTTTGTAATTTTTTTAGGTTTTCTTTTTTGTTGACTTTGTAAATTTAATTTTTTTAGTTGACATTCTTCATCATTTAAATTTCCCAAATTTCCAGTGTCTTCAGTTCCTTTAATTCCTACCACTTTACCACCTTTATCAATAACATCAGAATCAATGTTGACTATTTTTATTGGTGTGTTTGAAACATTTTTCATTGTTTGTTCCAATACATCATAATATTCCATTAATATTGGCATTGTTTTGCTATAATAATCCAGTTCAGAAATGTTATTTTCAATATCAAAAATTTCATCACTTAATTTTTTAATATCTGTTTTTAATTTTGATCTTTTTTGAATATCTTCAAGCGTAAATTCTTCCTTGTTTTTGTTATTGAGTTTTTCGAGTTGTTTTTCGAACCGTTCCACACGTTTCTTTTTTTCTGGAACTTGAGATCGTCTTACTTCAAACTCTGATGCAAATTTTCGATGTGTACCATCAAGTGTATCGATGTTGTTCAGGTACTTAATCTTATCTGGTTTGTACTTAAAGGAGGTTGACATTGTAACCGTTGTAATTGTAAATGTTTATAAATACTTTATAGACCAAAGATCTTTAAGTCTATTTTTTTGTATTTGCATATTGTGAGTTAGATTATATTTTGATTTGCCATAAATTAAAATAAAATTATATTTTGAATATAATGCAAGAATAACAAATAAAATTAAATTATTTTTGGTTTTAAATTTAAAAACTATTTTTTTTATTTTTTTAAAACAGTGTGGTTAAAAATAGATAAAAAGTTTAAACGCACTAAATAAAGAAAACCAGTCTTTTCGACATTACACAAGTAATTAATATCTGTTTAATGTGCGATGCAGTGTTTAATGTGTCAGATTCAAGTACAAAAATATATATACCATAATTATACAAAAATATTAATATTATTTTAAATAAAATAAATGCAAGAAGAAAAGGAATTTGCCTCATATTTATTACAAATGACAACAATATACAATGCTCAACTATTAGGTTGGCGTGTTCAGCAATTAGGACCAAAAAAATACGTATTGTCAAAACAATTTAATAATTTATCTGATAATGATAAATTTTATCAAGATTTTGATGTAAAATTATTTTTAACAAAAATTATTTCGTTTGAACCGAAAATTATTTCGTTTTGATCTAGAAATAAACTCAGTTTAATATAAGTATGTAAAGTTATACAGCTTGCTAATATCCACACGTTTTACATATTAATAAGATATATTAAAACATATAGTAAGATTGTGATCAGGAATATACAAAATATAGAAATATAATAAGACAAATATTTATTGCAATTTTGAATTAATTTCAATAAAATTTTTTCTGAACACAATATATAATACTATAAATCTAAATGGGAGGAGGTTTAATGCAACTCGTAGCATATGGCGCACAAGACGTCTATTTAACAGGAAATCCACAGATCACTTTCTTTAAAGTTGTGTACAGACGACACACTAACTTTGCAATGGAAGTCATTGAATTAACATTGAACGGTAATCCAGACTTCGGTCGTAGAACTACTGTCACTGTTACACGAAACGGAGACTTAATAACTCACATGTACTTAAAAGTCGAACTCGCATCTGTTACATCAAAAGATGGTAATGGTAAATTTGCTTGGGTTCGAAGACTTGGTCATGCTTTGATCAACTCAGTTGAAGTTGATATTGGAGGTTCAAAGATCGATAAACAATACGGTCAATGGATGGATATTTGGTATGAATTATCACACACTGTTGAACAAGAACGTGGTTATGAAGCAATGATTGGCGATGTTCCAGCTTTAACACGATTAGATTTAGTTAACACTGATCTATCTGTAAAAGATCCATACACTTTGTTTATTCCTTTACAATTCTGGTTCAACCGAAACACTGGTTTAGCATTGCCATTAATTGCATTGCAATACCACGAAGTTCAATTACAATTTGAATTCACTCAAGCTGAACGTTTGATGGTTCAAACTCCAGATTTCAATGTTGATCAAATCATGATGCAAGATGCAAGTTTATTGGTTGATTACATCTACCTTGATTCTGAAGAACGTAGACGATTTGCTCAAGTCGGACACGAATACTTGATTGAACAATTACAATTCACTGGTACCGAATCCGCTCAAACCAACACAGTCAAAATAAAACTCGGATTTAACCATCCTTGTAAAGAATTAGTTTGGGCTGTTGTCAATGGTAACTACAATCCTTCAACTTCAACTGGTAATGCTTTCTTAGGTTATTCTGATTCAGATGACTGGACTTCA